GCTGATGGAGGTAGTTCAAATTATAACTCTGCTTTCAATACAACTAAGGGATTAACGTACAATACAAAAAATAAAGTTATTTCAAATTTTACTGACGCTAAATCAGTTGATGTGAATAGACCAATAACTAATTTTGTCTATAAAACAATTAATGCTCCGGTTGTTAATAAATTGGAATTAAGTAATTTTTATAGTACAAGAACATATGACGCTCAACTACCAACAGAAGGTGATATTATATATCATAATTATAGTGGTGGGGTAAGTACTTATCAAACAACATCAATGTTTAATACTCCTTATTTTATTAATTCAATTCAAGAGGGTGTTAATAAATTTAAAAATAAAGAATTATACCCGTATGTATCTTCGGCATATTTGTTTTTAAATAGTTTACCATTAACGACTTTACGTGAGAAATCAAAAACATATGAGGGTAGTTCTCAAAAAGATTTAGATTACCTTTTTGCAACATTAAAGAAATTTGGTGCGGTTCACAAAATGCCTTACGCTTGGATATTGAAGATGGGTTCTATTTGGAATAGATATAAAACATTTACTAATAGTGGTGTTGATATTTTAGATAATTGTTGGAAAAATTTTGATGCAAATATCAATTATGACCCGGTTAATTCAGACCCTACTAAAATATATACGTTTACAATACCGGGACAAACAGGGTCAACTAGTGTTGTTTTACAAAATACTGTGGACACAAGTTTCCCATTATTTTTCTCAAATGTATCTGCGGACACAACTACAATTAACACCGGATTTTATCCAAAATTAATAAATGACTTCAACGTATTTTATCAAGGGTTTGAGGTTTATTCAGGGTATACTAATGCGGACATACAAAATGGGTTTAATAAAGGAGTAACATTAAATAATGTTGTTGATAGTGTTATTAATGGTTCAAATGGTGTTGCTACAGGTTCCACTAGATTTATTAAAGTCATTCCTTGGTCGGTATCGGTTAAAACACCGGATAAAATATCGTCATATATAATGCCTTCACAAGGTTCATTATTCAATCAAACATTTAATGAGTGTTTTACCCCTAATGGTACTCTTCAAATTGAAGTTACCGGTAACACATCTATGTATAATGGTTCTGTTAGATTATTTTGGTCAGCACCAAACTACGGATATTTTGATAATACAAAATTAGTGAAACCAACACCAAGTCAATATTTAAAACAAATATTTACGGGTCAAAGTTCTCAACAAAATTATTCATTCAATGGGGTAACTAATGACTACACAAATATTAGTGAAATGTTTTCGGTTTTTGAAAAAAATGTGTTAGATAAATTTGAAACAGAGTTTTTAAAATTTTCTAAATCAATTTATACTTTTGATGAGAATGAATCTGAGGTTGATACTGATACTGAAAAATCATTTGGTAATTTCCAAAAATTAATGACAAGTATGATGGTGGTACCAACCGTAAATGGTTTAAGTAGTGATGGTACCGTTACGGATATCCAAACAAGACAATTAACTAATTTATCAAACCTTATTACAAATTTCTTAAATTATGACGTTGTGTTTAAATATGGAAATCCGGGTGGGTTTGATAAAAGATTATTTTATACTTTCTCTAAACACCCTATTACGTCACCAATTACTTGGGATTATTATACATCTAACACAGCAAATGGTCTACCAAGTCAAACAACCTTGGCTTTATCACAGACAACATATCCTGATGCTTGGAATGCTTTGAAAACTTATGTTGGGTTTTCAGATATACCTGAATTAGTTTATAAAGATAGTGGTTCTTATATCACAGATTTTTTCATTGATTGTAATGTCGCGTTTACTGTTGAAAGTATTACGAACTTATATCCAATTATTAAGATTTATGCTACACAAAAATTAAAAGACCCTACATTGAACTATGATAAATTTATCACATTAGTTAATGATTACTTAACAAGTATTGATTCTTTTAATACCAAGATTTTGAATAATTTGATGATTAAGATTCAAAAAGAATTACCAAATGTTAATGATACACCTCAACAAAAAACTCAAAGTGTTTTAGATAGTAATCAAACTAAAGTTGAGTTATGGGAGTCATTCAAAGCAACGAATGATAAATGGATTGCGGGTAATGATTTCAAAACAAAAACGTTATTTGAAGATATATTATTATTGGATAGAGCAAGTCGTGATGTTGGAGACAAAATATTGGTTGATGTTATCAAATTAAAAGATAGGTTAACCGATATTAATGTTAAAACAAATATGTTAACGTATATTCAAACAATATTAGTTGAGAATAACTTTGTTGTTATGAATATCCCATCATATATTAACTTTTATAATGTACAAGACGCGGTTAAAAACGCAAAACCAAGTCCTGAAGGAACGTTAGAATTTGCTAATACAATGTTTGGTACTTTTTTAAATGTTGATTACAGAAATTCGTCAGCAAAAATGGTTTGTTTTTATGGTGGAAAACCAAGTGAACAATTAGATTTAAAAAATAACGTTGATTATCGTTTTAGAAATGACGCATTTGATTTAAGACGTGCAAGTGATAACCCATTATTAGAAAATCAAATTGGTAAAAAAGATTGGGATAAATCAAACAAAGTTGTTGGGTTTAATGTTGATATGGGTCCTCAAAATCAATCAATTTTTCAAGGATTCAATGTTTCTCAGAACCCTGGTAAATCAACTGCGGAATCATTAGAAGTTATTAATCAAATGGCTAATCAATCGGGTAATAGAGGTGGTTCTACTCAAAGTACTTCATTATATAATGTGTATAAAAATAGAAGTTATTCTTGTACTATTACTATGATGGGTAACGCGATAATCCAACCAACAATGTATTTTAATTTAAGAAATGTTCCAATGTTTAGTGGACCATATATGATAACAAGTGTTAATCATACAATTACTCCGGGTAATTTTGAAACAGTTATTGAAGGTATTAGACAACCTACGGCATCATTACCTAAGGTTGAAAATTATATACAATCTCTTAAAACAACATTGTTAAAGACAATTACTGATAAACTCTCACAAGAAAAGGCTGATAAGGTAAAAGCGTCGTCAACGGGAACTACTAGTAATTCAAACATTAAAAAACAGAAAGAGGAAAAGGTTAAAGAATTAACAAAGAAAGGTGGTACCAAAAGTGATAATACTCAAACGTGTAAACCAATTAGTAATTATGATAAATATACTCTTGACAAACCTTCGGCAACTACCGTTAATTATAATGATGTTATTTCGTTAATAACTACAAATACTGATAATAGAATTAGATATGCAGTTTTTGCTAAAATGTACTTGAGTTCGGCAAATGGGTCTCAGTTAAAAACAGTGGCACATAATTATAGTGGTGTTAATTTAAATCCGTATTGGGGGGCTACGGGGGATAAATATTTTATGACTAAATATTACTGTGACTCAAGTAATTCTACTGATGGTAAAGTTCAGACAGCGTACGCCTTCTTTAATAGTGTGGGAGACCATATTAATTTTTTAATGGAAAGATATCAAAATAGAGCTAGTATGATTAAAAGTATTGATGCTAAAGATATTGCTAAATTTTTAATATTATATTCGGATAATGGTATTCCTAAAAATGAAGATGAATATACCACAATGAATCCTACTGATATATCAAATATTGAAAGTAGAGTTCAAGAGGCTATTAATATTTTTAATCCTGTAACAGGTAATGTTTCGGGAACACAACCAGCCGCAGATGTTCCGGCACCAACACCATTTATTTCAAAATATAAATATACAATTTCAAATTCACCAATTATTGAATCATTAAAAGTGACTATAGACCCTGCTCAAGGTGCTTGGCAAATATTTGTTGCAAGATGGGATTATACTATAACAGCGTCTTGTGCGGGAGGTACTGGAACTAATCAAGACTTAAATGCTGGTGATATATCAACAAATGGTCAAGAATATTTTGTTGATACTGAATCATTATTGAGAGATTTTGACTGTGACAAGAAAGATTATAAAGGAGAATATAAATTAACATTAGAGTTAATTGCTAATCCGATAACACCGGGAGGTGAACGTGACTCTACAAGACAACAAGCTGTAAAAACATTCTCATATAACTTTAAACTTTAATTTTTTCTTAACTAACAGATATTTATATATAAAAAAGATTATGGATACAAAATCATTATTAGAGAATTACTTAGGTAAAAAAACCCGTACTACTGAGAAAGATATGGGTAACGGTTCAAAACAAGTTTGTGATTTGGATTCAGGAGATTGTTATACAATTAGAATGAAAGATGGTCTAATCGAAAGAGTTGACAATACAATGAGCCAAAATAGAAAAATACAAGTTGAAACCACAACAGGTGTAAAACAATTATTAAACGGATAAGATGAGAAAAATAGATAATAGAATTTTAGAAGAAATTGCTAGATATAATTCAATTAACAATTATATTGTAGAACAAGACGCTACATTACCTCCACCTCCGGGTGAAGACCCAAACGCCTTACCACCAGAGGGTGGAGCTCCGGCTCCGGCACCGGTTGACCCAAATGTTGCAGCACCTGCTCCGGCAGCACCTGCAGGTCCACAACCTGTGGATTTGGCAAATGACCCTGATGTTGAAAAATTAGGTGACGAAGGTAAAGTTGGTGGTACTGAAGAAATGGATATTACGGATTTGGTAAATTCTCAGAAAAAAGTTGAGGAGAAACAAGAAGAATATTTTGAAAACTTATTCAAGCACTTAGATGGTTTAGAAAGTAAACTTGGTGAGATGGATGGTATTATGTCTAAATTAAATGATTTAGAATCAAAAATTGAAAAATACAGAGAAAAAACTCCTCAAGAAAAATTAGAATTAAGAACATTAGATTCAGGACCATTCAATCAAAAATTAAGTCAATTCTTTGATGATAAAGAAGAGGATATGGAAAAATCAGGAAAAAATGAATATATTTTAACTCAGAATGATGTTGAAGATTACTCTCCTAATGAAATACAAAAAACATTTAGAAATTTTGGTGACGAAACACAACCATCATCATTTCAACAACTAAGATAGATATGACGGTCTTAGGACCGTCTTTTTTTTTACAAAACAATTTGACAAACACACGGCTGACACTTATACTTTTATAAACCTTTAAATATTTTAAACACTATGGCGACAAATTCATTAGACGCAGTTTTGGCTCAATACGAGAAAGCAAAACAAGGTAGTACTTCTTCTACCTCAAAATTCACACAAGAAGAAAGAATGAAAAAATACTTTGCGGCAATCCTTACTGATAAGGAAACTCAAGGACAAAAACGATTAAGAATCTTACCAACAAAAGATGGTTCTTCACCATTTAAAGAAGTTTGGTACCACGAGATTCAAGTAGATGGAAAATTCCAAAAATTTTATGACCCGGGAAAAAACGACAGTGAACGTTCACCTTTAACAGAGGTTTACGAAGAATTACGTTCAACAGGTAAAGAGGCTGATAAAAAATTAGCATCAAATTACTTATCACGTAAATTTTACATTGTTAAAGTTATCGATAGAGATAATGAAGAAGACGGTGTTAAATTTTGGAGATTTAAGTCTAACTACAAAAATGAGGGAATATACGACAAAATTATTCCAATCTACAGAAACAAAGGTGATATTGCAGACCCTGAAAAAGGTAGGGATATTATCTTAGAATTAACTAAAGCGAAAACTCCAAAAGGTGCTTACTACACAGTAATTCAGACAGTTATGTATGATGATGCAACTCCGGTTCACGAAGATAAAGGAATTGCGGAATCTTGGATTAACGATGAGTTAACTTGGGAAGATGTTTATTCTAAAAAACCTGTTGAATATTTAGAAGCTATTGCAAGAGGGGAAACTCCAAAATGGAACTCAGATAAAGGTGGTTATGATTATGGTAACTCTGATGAAGATGAAACGTCTTTTGGTGGTTCTAAACCGTCTGCTCCGGTTGACCCACAAGCGGATGATGAAGAAGACTCTGATATGCCGTTCTAATCAAACAAAACTTGGACATATAACTTGGACACTAGGACTATCTTGGTGTCCAACTTGTCTAAACAAACTAAAAAATTAAATTAATTAGACATATGGCGATTAAAAAACACGATTTTAAGTCCATTAAGGACAAATTCTCGACATCTGCAAAATACAAACCACAAAGGTTCTTTGATTTAGGTCCTGACTTTTTGGATGCTGTTGGTATTCCCGGGCCGGCTATAGGACACTTAAATATGTTCTTGGGTCACTCAGATACAGGTAAAACAACGGCTTTGGTAAAATGTGCTGTTGATGCTCAGAAAAAACAAATATTACCGGTATTCATCATTACCGAACAGAAGTGGTCGTTTGAACACGCAAAACTTATGGGTTTTGATTGTGAAGAAATGGTTGACGAGGAAACAGGTGAATTAGAATGGGATGGATTTTACATCTTCAATAATAATTTTGATTACATTGAACAAATTACTGATTACATTAATTCTTTATTAGATGCTCAAGAGAAAGGTGAATTAGATTATAGTTTACTATTCTTATGGGATTCGGTTGGTTCAGTTCCTTGTAAAATGACTTACGAGGGTAAGGGTGGAAAACAACACAACGCGGCGGCTTTAGCCGATAAAATTGGTATGGGTATCAATCAAAGAATTTCGGGAAGTCGTAAGGCGGATTCTAAATATGAAAACACTTTGGTTATTGTTAACCAACCTTGGGTTGAACTTCCGGATAATCCATTTGGACAACCTAAAATCAAGGCTAAAGGTGGTGAGGCGATTTGGTTAAACTCTTCATTAGTTTTCCGTTTTGGGAATGAGAAAGGGGCGGGAACTACAAAGATTACCGCAACTAAAGATAAGAGAACTATTAAATTCGCAGTTAGAACTAAAATTTCTGTTATGAAGAACCACATCAATGGATTGGGTTATGAAGATGGGAAAATTATTGTAACACCTCACGGATTTTTAGCAGGTAAAGAAACATCGGAAGAAAAGGCTTCAATTGAGAAGTACAAAAAAGAATACTCTGAATATTGGAAAAACATTATCGGAACAGATGGTGATTTTGATTTGAAAGAGGTTGAAGAAAAAGACTAGTAACGAATACAAACAAAACAAGTGACTAAAACACTATTAGTGGACGGCAATAATTTAGTAAAAATTGGCTTTCACGGAGTAAAAGATTATTATCATAATGGGAAACACATAGGTGCCTTATGGCACTTTGTGAATACCATTAGACGATTCATAGATGAACAAAACTTTGATAAAGTTGTTGTTATGTGGGATGGTGATGATAACTCCTCAGCTCGCAAACTTATTTATCCCCAATATAAAGAACAACGTAGAGACAGAGACAACGAGTATAAGTTAGATTCTTTCACTGAGCAGAAAGAAAGAATCAAACAATACTTGGAGGATTGTTATATAAGACAAATCAACGTAGATAATAACGAAGCGGATGATTTGATTGCTTACTATTGCCAAATCTCGGAGAACGAACAAAAAACTATATTCTCGGGGGATAAAGACCTTACTCAATTAATTTCAGACAAGGTATCAGTATATTACCCAAGAACTAAAGAAACTTATCATTTAGGTAGTAAAATCAAATGTGATTTTTACGAATTTCCGCACGAAAACATTAGAACTTATAAAATATTATCGGGAGATAAATCTGACAATATTGATGGGATATATGGGTTGGGTGAAAAAACTCTTATTAAGTTTTTTCCTGAGTTACTTGAAAAACCGGTTTCAATTACCGATATTTTAGAAAAGGCGGAAATCCTTCTAAAGGAGAACAAGGGTAATAAAACATTACAAAATTTGTTATCCGGTAAAACTAAAAGTGGGGTTTATGGTGATGAATATTTTGTTATTAACGAAAAAATTATAAATTTGTCAAACCCTCTGATTAGTGAGGATGCTAAAGAACTTGTTGAGTTATATTATAGAGAAACTTTAGACCCTGATGGAAGGGGACATAGAGGTCTTATTAAAATGATGATGGAAGACGGGTTTTTTAAGTATCTACCAAAAGGGGATGATGCTTGGGTTAATTTTGTTAGACCCTTTTTAAAACTAACAAGAAAAGAAAAAAGAAATTTTAAAAACAATTAATTAAAACTATGAAAGACCAAGATTCGGTAAAACTAGAATTCTTAATGATGGTAAATGATAACATCATTGTACAGAGATTTTTTAACGTGAGAGAGTTTAATAGTGAGGCAAAAAACTCATTAGAACTTTATGAATTACTTCGTGAATTTAAAGAAGATATTCACACACAATTATCATTAAAAACCGTAACGTATATGACGGACAATATGTACGAAATTATTAACAATCCAACTATTTTAGACACGTCTTATACGGATGGTCCGGAGTACTTCAACATCTTCATCAAACAAAATGATATGACAATTTGTCATAGACAGGTAGATGCTAAAGTATACCCTCCAAAGATAAGATATACTGTGGATGTACGCCCACACCTAAAAAACTTATTGATGGAGTTGACTGACATCTTTTCATCTAAAAATTTAACAAAAAAATATCTAGATGTTACCCTAAGTGTGTAGTATTTATTATTACACTAAAAGAAAAAATATATGGCGTCAAACAAAAATTTCGAGTATCTAGGTAGTACATTTCAGATACAATTATTAAACCAAATCATAATCGACAAAGACTTTTCAAGGTCTATTATAGATGTGATTGAAACAAGTTATTTTGAGAATAAATACTTCAAACTAATCATTCAAATGATTAAAGAGTATTACACAAAATACGAACACACACCAACCTTTGACACCTTAGAACAAATTACAAAATCTGAGATACAACAACCCTTAGCGGCAAAAATCATTATTGATACCCTTACAAAAGTTAAGGAGTCTACGCTTGAAGGTGCTGAATTTGTACAGGAAAAATCAATGAAGTTCTGTAAACAACAGGAGTTACAGAAAGTAATGGTTAAGGCTCAAAAAATTATTGACACTGGTGAATTTGAGAGTTATGACACATTAGAAGAGATGGTTAGTAAAGCTCTTCAAGTGGGGGAACACGATAAGGGAACTGAGAGTGTTTTCAGTAACTTAGATGATGTTTTAAATGAAGATTATCGTCATCCAATACCAATGGGTATTCCGGGTATAGATAGACTTTTAAAAGGAGGTTTAGCAAAAGGTGAAATCGGTGTAGTATTAGCACCAACAGGTGTTGGTAAATCAACTTTACTGACAAAAATCTCAAATCACGCGTTTAATTTGGGGTACAATGTTTTACAAATATTTTTCGAGGATAACCCAAAGATTATTCAACGTAAACACATTACATTATGGACAAAAATCCACCCGGATGAATTGTCTTTAAGAAAAGATGAAGTTATGGTTAAAGTTCAAGAAATTAAGGAAAAAATGCCTAATGAATTGATACTTAAAAAACTTCCATCTGATACTGTAACAATGATGCAGATTAAAAACCAAATTAGAAAAATGATTTCTGAAGGTATCAAAATTGATATGGTATTATTGGACTACATTGATTGTGTGGTTCCGGATAAAAACTTGGGGGATGAATGGAAATCTGAAGGGTCTGTGATGAGAGGTTTTGAATCTATGTGTCACGAACTTAATTTAGTTGGATGGACAGCGACTCAAGGTAATAGAAGTTCAATATCTTCTGATGTGGTAACTACCGACCAAATGGGTGGTTCTATCAAAAAAGCACAGGTTGGGCACGTAATCATTTCCGTGGCTAAATCTCTACAACAAAAAGAAATGAAACTAGCAACGATTGCAATTACTAAATCACGTATTGGTGATGACGGAGTTGTCTTTGAGAATTGTAAATTTGATAATGGTATGTTGGAGATTGACACAGAAAGTTCGGTGACGTTCTTGGGTCTTGAAGAACAAACTGAAGAAAGAAATAGACAAAGAATTAAAGACTTGTTAGATAAAAGAAAAGAAAAACAACAAATACAAAACAATTAATATGAAAGAAAAAATATTAGAACCAAATAATGACCGATTTGTTATCTTCCCTATTGAACATAATGATATATGGGAATTTTACAAACAACATCAAGCTGCTTTTTGGACGGCAGAAGAAGTAGATTTATCTAACGATATTAGAGATTGGGAAAACCTATCTGATAATGAAAGATATTTCCTTAAAAATATATTAGCGTTCTTCGCAGCGTCTGATGGTATTGTAAATGAAAACTTGGCTGAGAATTTCTTAAAAGAGGTTCAATATGCTGAAGCAAAGTTCTTTTACGGATTCCAAATTATGATGGAGAACATTCACTCGTTAATGTATTCATTGTTGATTGATACTTATGTGTCTGATGATAAAGAGAAAGATGAATGTTTCCACGCTATTGATAGATTACCGGCAGTTCAAAAGAAAGCTAAATGGGCTCTTGATTGGATTGAGAATTCTTCTTTTCAAGAAAGATTAGTGGCATTTGCTGCGGTTGAAGGTATCTTCTTCTCAGGGTCATTCTGTTCTATCTTTTGGATGAAATCAAGAGGAATTATGCAAGGATTGTGTAACGCTAATTCATTAATCTTCAAAGATGAGAACTTACATTGTGATTTTGCTATTCATCTGATTAACAATCACGTTGAGAACAAACCAACAGAAAAAAGAATTAAAGAAATCTTACTATCTGCTTTAGAGATTGAAAAAGAATTTATCACTGAATCATTACCTGTGTCTTTAATTGGTATGAATTCAAACTTGATGAAACAATATCTTGAATTTGTTACCGACGGATTATTGGTTAAGTTTGGTTGTAAAAAACACTTTAATGTGGAACAACCATTTAAATTTATGGAACAGATTGCTGTTGAAACAAAGGGTAATTTCTTTGAATCAAGAACAATGGAGTATCAAAAGGCCAAATTAGGGGAGTCATTAACATTTACAGACGATTTTTAATATGATGTCACTAAAGATAAGAAAAAGAGGGGGGGACGAAGTTTCGTTCAACCCCCAAAAAATTTATAATAGAGTTAAACGAGCGGCAAGAGGATTAAACGTAAATGCTGATGAGGTATTCATTAAGGTGATTACTTCAGTTCCAACAGAGGGTGTTATTACAACCAAAGAGTTGGATAAATTGGTTTATGAGATTGCTGCGGCATACACCGGAAGTCACCACGATTATTCAAGATTGGCGTCTTCTGTGGCTATTTCTGCATACCATAAAGAAACTGATGATAGTTTTTGTAACACAATGCACACATTACACGTTGATGGTATCATTAACGATAAGTTAATGGAAACTATTGAACTATATGGTCCTGAAAATATTGATTCTGTAATTAATCACGAAAATGATTACAATTTTGATTATTTTGCGTGGAAATCATTACAAGAAATGTATTTGTTAAAAAATCCTGAAGGGAGAGTAATTGAAAGACCTCAACATATGTATATGAGAGTGGCTTTATGGGTTACTAAATCATTTGAACAAGCGGTTGAGTATTATCATTCATTATCAAATCAAGTTATATCTCCTGCAACACCAATTATGATTAACGCGGGAACTAAAACACCTCAACTAGCGTCTTGTGTATTAAAATACAATCACGGAGATTCAAGAGAAGGGTTATTACAAACATTCAATGACATTTCAACATATTCATCTGATGCCGCTGGTATTGGGTTATGTATGTCAAACATTCGTAGTAAAGAGAGTCGTATTAATTCATCAGGTGGATTTGCTGGTGGTTTATTGAAATACCTAAAGATTGTTAATGAAGGGTTAAGATTCTTTAACCAACAAGGTAGAAGACCGGGAAGTGCGGCTATCTATATTGAACCTTGGCATAAAGACATCATTGATTTACTTGAAATCAAAAAAAATACGGGGGCTGAAGAATTGAGAGCAAAAGATTTATTTACCTCAATATGGTTACCGGACAACTTTATGAATGCGGTTAAAAACAATGCGGATTGGTATTTGTTCTGTCCTAACGATATTAAAAAGGCGGGTATCAAACCATTACAGGAAACTTATGGTGATGAGTACGAATCGAACTACAATAAAGCGGTTGAACTTGGTCTTGGTAAAAAAGTAAAGGCACAAACAATTTGGAATAAAATTATTGAATCTCAAGTTGAAACAGGAGTTCCTTATTTATGTTCTAAAGATAGTGCAAACAGAAAAACAAACCATCAAAACATTGGGGTGATTAAACAATCTAACTTATGTAATGAGATTTACCAATATACTGATGAGAATACTACCGCAATCTGTACATTATCATCTATGGTGTTGAAAAACTTTATTGTTAAAGGTGAATTTGATTTCAAATTACTTTACAGTGAGGTTAGAAAAGTTGTTAGAGCACTTAATAAAGTTGTTGACATTAATAGTTATTCAACTGAACAAGGTAGAAAAGGTGGTTTAGAACAAAGAGCAATCGCGATTGGAACTCAAGGTCTTGCTGACGTATTTTTCTTAATGGATTATATTTTCACATCTGAAGAGGCAAAACAATTAAACAAAGAAATATTTGAAACAATCTACTTTGCGGCAATCACTGAGAGTATGGAGTTATGTAAATCAGGTGAATATAAACCATACGAATTCTTTAAAGGTTCACCAATGTCAAAAGGTATATTCCAATTTGATATGTGGGGATTAGATTACGAAGGATTAGGTAGAATGTGGGATTGGGACTCACTTAAGTTAGAAGTGTCCAATCACGGAGTTTGTAACTCATTATTCACTGCTCAAATGCCAGTTGCATCTTCAGCTAAAATCACAGGTTCATTTGAAATGACAGAACCGGCTCACTCGGCATTATTTAATCGTCGTGTTGTTGGTGGTGAGATTTTAATTGTTAACAAATACTTAATTAACGATTTTGAAAAAATAGGTATTTGGTCTGAAGATTTGAAAAATGAAATTATTATGAATGAAGGGTCAATTCAAAATATTAACTTTAATAATTATCTTGACCAAGAAGATAAAAATTACAATAAAAAAGTTAAAAGAATTGAACATTTAATTCCAAAATACAAAACAATTTGGGAGATATCTCAAAGAGAACTTATTGATATGGCGGCTGACAGAGCACCATTCATTGACCAATCACAATCAATGAATATCTATATGTCTAACCCAACATTATCAAAAATTTCATCATCACACTTCCATTCTTGGGGTAAAGGTTTAAAAACTCTTTGTTATTATGTTAGAACGAAAGCGATATCGACCGGAGCAAAACACTTGGCGGTGGACATATCTAAAGTAGGTCAACCAAAATCAATTGATAAACCAACGGTTGAATTAACACAAAAACCAACAGATACGGAATTTGAATGTTTCGGATGTGGTTCTTAACAAGAATATAAATCACGGCTTAGGTCGTGATTTTTTATTTTGGGGGTATTTATAAAAAATAATGACGACACTATATTTATAGTTATGGCAGATGGAACAACATACGGGTTAACTTTTCCTTTCAGAGATTCTTTTGATGGGAAATATTTAGATTTATCTAGTACGACCGAAAAAGAAATTAGAAACAATTTAATACATCTTTTACTAACAAGGAAAGGTTCAAGATATTATTTACCTGATTTTGGGACAAGATTATATGAATTTCTTTTTGACCCATTAGATACACCTACATTTTCACAAATAGAATCTGAAATACGTGACGCTGTTGATTTGTATATGCCAAATTTAAAACTTACTAATATTAGTGTAACTGCGGCATCTGATGGACAAGAAGATAAAGGGTCTTATATTAATGGTGAAAACGATAGAGTTTTTAGAGTACCTGGTATTGGTCAATTAGAACATACCGCTAAAGTTAGGATTGATTATATCATCACAGATGATGTTTTTAATACTAGCGATTTTGTAATAATTAATATATAATATTATGGCTAATAAAAAGATTTCATACACAACAAGAGATTTCCAATCAATCAGAACGGAACTTATAAATTTTACTAAAACTTATTATCCTGAAACTGTTCAGAATTTTAATGACGCATCGGTATTTTCGGTTTTATTAGACCTAAATGCTGCGGTAACGGATAACTTACAATTTAATATTGATAGAAGTGTTCAGGAGACTGTGTTACAATACGCTCAACAAAGGTCGTCAGTATATAATATTGCAAAAACTTATGGATTAAAAATACCGGGAATGAGACCGTCAGTTGCGTTAATTGATTTCTCAATTACAGTACCGGCTTATGGGGATAAAGAAGATTTAAGTTACTGTGGGGTATTAAGAAGAGGTTCTCAATTTAACGGAGCGGGACAAGTTTTTGAAACGGTTTATGAAATTGATTTTGCGTCACCAACTAATGCTGATGGGTTCCCAAATAGATTGAAAATCCCAAATTTTGATTCAAATAATAGAATACTTAATTACACAATTACTAAACGAGAAACCGTTGTTAATGGTTTGACTAAAGTATTTAAAAAAGTTATAACACCTAATGATGTTAAACCTTTTTATGAATTATTCTTACCAGAAAAAAATGTGTTAGGAATCACCGGAGTTTTATTAAAAGATGGGACTCAATATACTAACGTACCATCATCACAAGAATTTTTAGGAACAGATAATAAATGGTATGAAGTTCAAGCTTTAGCTCAAGACAGAGTCTTCGTTGAAGACCCAACAAAAGTATCTGATTCTCCGGGAATTAAAGTTGGGAGATATATTCAGACAAGTAATAAGTTTATTTCTGAATTTACGCCTGAAGGATTCTTAAAAATGACATTCGGTGGAGGTAATCAATCCGCAGATGAACAATTAAGAGAATTCGCGGCAAACGGATTTATGTTAAACCTAAACAAATACTCAAATAATTTAGGGTTAGGTAGTACTCTAAAGGCAAACACTACACTATTTGTTCAATACAGAGTTGGTGGTGGTACCGGAAGTAACTTAGGTGTTGATACAATCACGCAAGTTGGTACAGTTTCCTTTTTTGTTAATGGACCGTCAGAAAGTATTAATACAACGGTTGTTAATTCATTGAGATGTTCAAATGTTACAGCGGCAATTGGTGGGGCAGACTTTCCAACAACGGAAGAAGTGAGAAATATGGTTTCTTATAATTTTTCCGCACAAAATAGAGCGGTAACTGTTAATGATTATGAATCAATTATTAGAACAATGCCGTCACAATACGGAGCACCAGCTAAAGTTGCTATTACTGAACAAAATAATAAAATTATTATTCAAATGTTATCATATGATGAATCGGGAGCATTAACGGAAGTTGTTTCAAATACGTTAAAAAGTAATGTTGCTAATTACCTTTCAAATTATAGAATGATTAATGATTACGTTTCAGTTCAAAGTGCTAATGTAATTGATTTAAGTGTAAACGTTGACGTTGTATTGGATAACTCTCAAAATCAAGGTACTGTTATATCTCAGTTAATAACTGTAGTTTCTGACTATTTTAGTCCGTCAAACAGACAAATGGGTCAAAATGTTAACGTATCTGATTTAAAAAGATTGTTACAAAATGAAAATGGGGTTATTACAATTTCAGATGTACAATTTTTTAATAATGTTGGTGGACAATATTCATCATCTCAAACATCTCAAAGATATTCAGACCCAACAACAAGACAAATTGAGTTGATTGATGAAACAATTTATGCGGAACCAACTCAGAGTTATCAAATTAGATATTCTAACAAAGATATCAATATTAGAGTTAAAAATCTTAAAACAGTTAATTTCTCATAATAATTTATTTTAAATAATAATGAATTATCTTTTAAAAATAGTGTATAAACTATTTATTAAAAAAGATAATATATGTCAAATTCTTATAGAATAAGAACTCAAGTCGGTGTAGACACCTCATTAAAGGTGATGATTGACCAAGAGTTCGAGTATTTAGAAATTCTATCCTTAAAAATCCTTCAAAGTGATATCTACACACGACAATGTGCCGATTACGGTGTTGTTGTTGGTAGAGTCAGTGTAAATAATGGTTTTGGTATCCCAAATGCTAAAGTATCCGTTTTCATTCCATTAGATTCAATTGATAAAGATGACCCGGTAATATCTAACATTTATCCGTACAGTAACTTGTATGATGTTAATGATGATGGTTATAGGTATAATCTATTACCTTATAAACCTTCATATAGTGCTCATATACCAACCGGTACTTTTTTTACTCGTAGAGACGTATTATTAAGTCCTGTTCTTGGTGAAATTTACGACAAATATTTTAAATATAACGCGGTAACTAATCAAAGTGGTGATTATATGATTTTTGGGGTTCCTGTTGGTTCTCACACTATTTTTGTTGATATTGATTTATCTGATATTGGTGAATTTTCGTTATCACCTCAGGATTTAATTAGAATGGGTAGAGCAACTGAAAATCAAGTTGACGGTACCAAGTTTAGGGCTTCAACTAATTTGAGGGAATTACCTCAAATTGTTAGTTTTAATAGAACTATAGAAATTGAACCTTTATGGGGACAACCTGAGATATGTAATTTAGGTATTACTAGAACAGATTTTGATTTAACGGGAGAGGCGAATATTAATATACAACCTACAGCTATTTTTATGGGGTCAATGATTTCAGATTCTGATAGTAATGCAATTAGAGCGAATAATAGACCAACAAGAGGTTCTGGTTTTTTATGTAATGTAATAACAGGTCCGGGTGAAATATTGGCAATTAGGCAAACAATGCAGGAAGATTCGATTGGAAGACCTATTTTGGAATCATATGGTTTAGAAGGTGGAGGAACAATTATTGATGAAAATGGTACTTGGATGATAGATGTCCCAATGAATTTGGATTATTACATAACTAATGAATTTGGGGAGCAGGTATTATCTCCTGACCCAGAAAAAGGGGTTCCAACAAAAGGTAAGTATAGATTTAAAATTAAATGGTCCCAATCTCCATCGGCCTCAGCATCAACTAAAAGAGCTAATTATTTAGTCCCAAATATTAAAGATTGGGGTGAAACTGGTGACCCACAACTCCAACAAAAATCATATGCGTTTAGTCTTAATTGGGATGATTATGGGGATGATACTAGTTATCCGGAAATGATACAAGAAGCTATTGATTGTAAAGATAGATTTTATATGATGCAATATAATAAAGTTTATACTGTTTCACAATTTATTGATGAATATAGAAGAGGTTCATATCAAAGATTTACAGGTATTAAAAACATATTGGATGATGTGTGTGAAAGTGAAAATAACCGATATCCAACAAATGACGGTTATTTTAGGTTTGATTTCTTTTATGTGTTATTTTCATTTTTAAGTATAATATTAACACCAATATTTTATGCAATAATACTTCTTTTACATATCGTTTATTTTATTGTATGGATATTAAGATTATTTTTCGGATTCCTTGCTGTTTATTATTTTATAGTTTCTATACAACATTTTGCGGCGTCTGTTGGGGTTGGATTAGGGGTTGTTACCATTCCGGGTCAATTACTATTAGGAGCGACTTACTTATTGTTTGCAGCATTGTGTGTTTATATTCTTCTCCAATTATTCAAGATTAATTTAAGTGGTATTGCGGTACCTATATTAACGTACCCTGATTGTAATATGTGTGATTGTAAACAAGGAGACCCTGTTGATGAAAATCCGGATGAAGATGGGGGTGATAAAGATTTAAGTTCGGGTAATGAAGATATTGTTCCTTGTCCAACAATAACAAAAGATGAGTTATCAAAATCGGCACTTAGTATAGGTACACCTATTTTATTAGTATCTACGTTAGGTCCTTGGAAAATACCAAAAACGGCGACAACAACGTATAATTCATCTAATTATAGTTATCCTTTAAGTACAGCAAGACGATTCGCTATTAATTATGAATTTACAGGTAGATATTTTGATGGAGAAACAGGAAATCCTGGATATGGGGTTCCTTATCCATCTACCCAACAAGGTCTTCCTTCATATACTTGGATAACAACAGGACTACCGATAGCTGATAGAATTAATTTATTTAATGTTAAGGCAAAATATTTTGATGGAGGGTCAAATAATCCTGGTGGTGGTGTAAATAGAGTTAGAGTAACCTATCAACCACAAAGTAATCCCGGAAAGAAACATTATGATAATACTATTGTAATTCTTTGTGATAAGGCGACACTTAAAAAATATGTGTCAGGTCAAATGATTTCTTTTCAAAACCCAACATTTAGTAAAGACCCGAATATTAATAGTACAATTCTTAATTATGCGGGTAATTATGCGATTACGGGAACAACTGGTTTAGTTCGTCCATTAACAGGGACTACATCTACGGGAACAATAACGGTGCCGGTATCTTATGCTAGTTTTGACGGTAATTCAACTGTTTCAGGACCCAATTCAACTTATAATGTTAGTCTAACAGGTAATACTAAGTATAATGAACTTTATCGATTCCCAACAGATATTGAATATTTCCAAGTAATTACTGGAATGACGTATAGTGCATTTACCTCAATGTGTAGTACTACACCAATAGCGGGGTCATTGAATGAGAGATATATTAGAAATGTGACTACATTACATAATATTATGTATAATAATGACACTGATAATGGTTCTTCTGACCCAATATCCTATTATTTAAGACCAATAGATTCGATTAAGAATAATGCGTCTATAGGTGTAATTATATTAAATAGAGGTGTTGACCCCTATACGGATAAAATTGATATTGAATATGGGTTAGGTAAACTTTTTGGATTTCCTAATGAAGACGATATTAAAGTATCAACTAAATGTAGAATGAATATACCTATTCAAAAAGGGTTTTTAAATATTAGTCATTCAAAAACGGATTATCCCTCAAGTACAATAGATGGTGTTACAACCGGAGACGCTCTTGGTACTGATGCTTATACTAATAATAAGTTGTATTATGATTCATATTTATTTACTCCACAAGCAAATGATGTTTTAGGTTCTGTTACAGGGTATAGTGATGATATGACAACAATAATCACAACACCTAATGTATTACTATCGGCAGGTTATTCCGGGTTTAATTCTAATTTAATTAGTTATTATTCATCGTTAGATAATAGGTCGGGTTCTTTTACACCTGGTTGTATAAATGCTGGTACTACGTCTAATCCTAAGGTAAATAATGTTTTAGTCGCTAAAACAAATTCTACATTAGGAATATCTGTTTCTTCACAAAATAATTTTACAAAAAACATAGAAACAATAAAATCGAGTGACAAATTGGAAGGTGCGTGTCAAAATTGTAACGATGTAGGTGATATATTTTATCTTAGATTTGGGACCCCTTATACTTTATCAAATAATGCTCAAGGATATCTACCTCTAGAGATTGTTGAAGGAAGTTCAATAATGGCAATGATAGGATACTTCTCTAGAGCTAAGCATACGTGTTATAGAAGAAGGGCTCAATGTGGAGGGTGGAATGCTAACCATAAACTACGTGGGGTTAGAATTGACGATGTACTACCTATGGAGGCAACAATACAAACTTATTATTTTTCACCAACATATGATACAACGGGAAATACTTTAAATTTTAGTACTGGTTCTTCAGGTAAAGTAAAAATAATGAGAGGAGATAGATTACCGACCTCAACAGTACCGTTAGAATTTTGTTGTAATTCTTGGGTATTACAAAAAAATTACAACCTACAGGCTTATATAATACCTGATAAGGGTGTTGTGGGAATTACGTCAACAGTAGGTTCAACAGGAACGGTGGGTTCAGGTGTTAGTCAAGATAATTCAGAGGACTTAAAAAATCAAAAAAATATTAATGCGTTATTCACAACATTTACGTGTAATGGTTCTGCAAACTTAGAGTGTTATGGTAAACAATGTCTTCCCCGTAATGGTGCAAATAATGCCGTAATCACCATAGACCGTAGTAAATCTAGATTTTTGGGTAAAACAATATTTAGTAAAGGATGTTATAAATTTGTTACAGTTGTATTTCTTTCTTTAATAAATGATTGGGCTTTAATGTCAGAATGGATTGCTAGAAATATGGTTATGTTAGGTGCTTGTAGAAATGTTTTTTCACATACATTTAGCAATAATTGGGTTAATGGTAATTTATATGTTATGTCATTTAAAAATGACACAATTGGTTTTTCATCCCCGACATCTAGTACTCCAAACGCACCTATATTCCGATATCCAACAGAAGTTGTTATTCGACACACGAGTAGTCGAAACTTTTATTACCGATGTACGGGTTATGATGGTGATAGTAAACAATTTACTAAATCCATTAAATATCCTACAACAATAATGGATTTAGGTCCAAGAAGTAATTTTTTACAAGAAATTGTAATGTCTGATGAATATGACGGGTATATTGTTAATAAATTGGATTCATCCACTTTTTCTCACGTAGATGAGATACTTAATTTATTTATTATTAGTCGATTTTTAGATAATGATTTTTTAGAGAATTTACTTGGTTTAAATATTTTACAATATTTTAACACAAGAACTAATTTAAAGTTTGATTCGGATTACTCTCAATTAATATCTATTAGTTCTGAATTAGGTGTTGCGGCGTTTCAATCGACAAATTATCCGGACGAACCTTCACCAAAACAAAGTCCAATATATATTGGGTGTGATGGTTTAATCGGGATTTTCTTTTCGTCGGATACTCAAACTAGAGATTTTCTTACACCAAAGAGAACTATAATTGACCCAACAGGTTTAATTAGTAATCAAGGGTGTTCATTTAGTAATTTCCCAATCTATTCTCAAGAAGTACCGTTATCACAATGGAAGATAGAAAATGGTTCAAGTATTTTTGGAACGGATGGAAATGAGTGGGTTGACGAGGGGGATGCAGGTTATATATATTCGTCTAAATATCAATCATTAGATAGATTAGAAGCTAACTCAAGATATTTTAGAAATTATGGGATTACCATTCTTGATGATAAAGGTTTTATCTATGCGGTGGATGGTGCTGGTGATTTAATTGCTGCAACATCGGCTTGGTCGCAAAATACACAAACTATTGATAAACAGTTAGTTACTGTTGGAGCACCATTCCATTTTTATTTTGGGTTAAAACGAGGGGCGTCATCTTTTGATAGATTTAAAGGTAAATGGATTAATACAGAAATTATAGTAAATTAATATGGGTAATAGAGACGACATAAGGATAGTTTTAGGTTCATTACGTTATAAAACGGCGACAAATACTAATTTATCAATACCAACACCATTGGTTCAAACAGCAAAAACGGTTCAGGAATTTGATAGAAGTATTGATATTAATTTAGCTCAATTATTTGTCGATGAGAGAGAAAAATCAACAGTTTTTAGACCTGTGTGTAAATTTGTATTATTATTTGATAATGCGTATTCTGGTCGTTGTAATTACACCCCATTAGAGAATACATTATATTATACAAACTCAACAACAAATACTATTAATGAATGTCGAACAAATCCTGACGCTGTACTGTGGGAAGGGTATCCTCAATATAATGAATTTGATTTTATAAGGAATGATTATAATACTTCAGGTTATACTACACCGGATAGTAATGGTATGGTTCACGTTAATTTTGTGACTAAAAATGCCTCCACTTATAATTGGAATCATTTTATTAGTTATCCTTATTTAAACTTACCGGGTAAAAGATTATTTTTTAATGACGAGGCATCCTCAACGACCAATCAATTCCTTGCGTCGGAAGGAATTCCATTTATTTTAAGTATTAGTGATACTAATGGTAATGATTTAATGATGAATGGTAACAGAATTATTCAATTTAAATGTCCAATTAAACACGGATTATCTGTTGGTGAATACGCTAAAATTAAAAATAAATTTAACGGTTTTGAAGACACTTTCCAAGTTTATTCATTAGGAAATGGGTTACCTGATTATGATGAATATATTTTTAATATATATAATATTGGATTTAGTACGGCAATATTTAGTAATGATGATTTTGGTAATTTTAAACGGATAATTAATAATGAAAACGCTGAAGATACTATGTCAGAGTATTATGTTTTAAGACATAAAATAATTACAGATGTTGATGATTGCGTCTTAACCAATGCGGGGTTTGAACAAAATGTTTTTGGTGATAATAAAAAATACGAAAGTTCGGCATATACACCTAATAAAATTAGTCGTGTTTCAGTTAAAGAGGGTGCTAAATCTTATTCATTATCTTTTAATAGAGATATTGATGTTAAACCATTAAGGGATAATCATAAAAGACCTATTAGTGAATTATTTGTTACGACTGTGTGGAAAGGATATTTTGGGTTAATGTTTAGTACTGTGGGTAATACTGTTACCAAATTAAAACAGGGTTATGAGTTTAATTTACCTTTAAGGGTTTCATTAGCTCCAAATACTTGGTGGAAGAACTCTTTATCAAACATAACAAGTATCCCTATTGATAATTATGTGGGGCCTAATTATAATGCGACAACACCTGGTACAATTCAATTTAACTATGTTAGGACACTTAAAAGTGGGGATACAATAGACGGTGGTTTTTATGAATGGAATAATTTTGAACAAAAAGAAAGATTGTTGAGTGAAAATTATCATAAAATTACATATAACGATGATGTTTTCCAAGTACCAAATGTTTTAAATCAAAATAATAATACTGTGGGTAGATATGGTTATTATTATCAACCACATAGAAAACTAACACTTAGAGTTTTTTCTGATTATATTGAAACTGGTGATGTTAGAAATACTGTAGATATACCTGATTACTCGTATTTCTCAACAACTTATAATTCATTTATATGGAGAGACATATATGAGTATGGATTTAAAGACGCTGAACTTAACGGTGTTGATTACCCATTTTTAAATGGTACTCATTATCCTTATGGTAATTTTATTTTTAGAATAATACCGGAAGGAACTACTTATAAAGAGAGTGATAGATACTATTATGCAACACTTTATGGTGCTGCTGAACCTAAAAACGATGAATGTGAATAATAAGTTTAAATTTACGCTACCGAAAGGTGATGACAAATATATTAATCTACCCGTGGAAATCAAATGGGATTTCTTAGGTAGAACAGATGCTGTTAATGAATATCAACAATACGCTGTTGAAAGAGTTACCGGTGTTGCGGATGATTTTGAGATTTTAAGATTTGCTCACGCACCGTATAGTAGTGATACTAAAACTGACGTTAAATATGATTTCCATTTTTTTAGTGTGTTATTACCTGATGATAATGGTGTTTTACAACCAACAGTCCCACCAAACCCGTCTTTGGATATTACAACTGCGGTTGCGTCAGATTGGAAGATAAGTTATATACCTGAAGGTTTTACAACTAAAGAAATTTATTATTATATAAAACCTTTTACAAAATCGTTTTTTAAATTGGATTTTTATGATAGTACATCGGCAACAACTCAGACTAATTATTTTAGTGTAATTATACCCGTACAACAAGGATATACTGTTACGGGATTAACATCAACATCTAAACCTCCGGTTAACATTAAAATACCATCATTTAAATTGGATTATGTTGGGGATAAGGAAGGGTTCTTTTTATATTGGTTAAGGAAAAAGAATTTTTTAAATATCAATCCTGACCCAACAAATACTACTGAAACTTTTTATATGACGGCTAAGTTTTTTGATGCTAGATTAGGTATTTTTGTTAAAATGATGACAACACCTCAAGTATTACCGTTAGTTCCGTCATTATTCCAATTTGTACCTGAAAATTATTTTTATTATAAAGTTGTGTTAGATTACTCTAATTATACATATAAAATATTTAATAATGGTGGTAATAGAATTGGAGATACAAGTTCCATAAAATGGTATGAATATATTAACCCTTAATTATGATAGATAAAAATTATAGTATAAAGATTTCGCCTGGTGTGATTAGTGGGGATATATTTAAAGTTAATTATAATGGAGCCACTATTACGGGAACATCATATTCTAAGGAATGTTGTGTCCTTCAATCAAAAATGATTGAAATAAAAGTAACAGGTTCAACGTATGCCTATTCCGCAATGACTGAAGTGTTATCGGGAGGTACGTACAATACAGGTACCACACAATATGACTCATTATTAACGGGTTTAACGGTTCCTATTCTACTTACAGAAAATACGGTTGATATTGGATATTATTCGATATTTGACGGTATGGTTGTACAAAAAGACACTATGTTGAATTTTTTATTTTCCGCAACGACTTTAGAACCCCAAAGAGTTTATTTTTATAATACATCAGATGTTGAATTTAAGAAATACTTACAGTTTTCAACATATAAGGTTGATTGGGGGGATGGTTCGTTACCTGAACCTATAACATCAACCGCTCAAATACATCACGATTATACGGTAACAGGTGAAACTCAGATTACATTAACAGGTCTTAGCCCTTGGGGAACAAACACAATTACTAAAACAGTACACCTTCCATTTACAGGAACAACAATCGATAACCCTAATGGTGATGCCTTTTTTACCCCTATGGGTGGTAATTGGGATGGTATATTAGTACCTTATGAATATATATTCAGTGGTGATAGTAATTGCGATTCAACAACTCAAGATATAACTCAATTTACAACAGTACCTTTTTTAATTACGGGGTATACAACATCATCATTAACTGATTTAAAACAATATGGTCCCACACCTTATTCGGTAACTACTTATGATATAACCGGAAACACAGGGTTTATTGGTAGATATTTAGGGGTGTTTGATGGAGGGTTATACACTGCCTATACAATTAATGATATTACCTACTATGATTATAATAACGGTACTACACTTTTTATTGCTGAATCATCAGGATTAACCACTGATACAGTAATTTGTCAACCAATTGTAAAAAATGAACTATTATTAGGGATAATTGATGAAGCAGAAGTGCAAAGCAATGTATTTATAGAACGGGGGAAGAACTCAGCCTTAGAGAGTATTGAAAGACTTGGTGAGGTTAACAGTATCGGTAGCTTAGAAAAGTACGGATATAAATTTTTTAACATAATTAACGCAACAACATAAGATGGCAACAGGAACCTATGGAACGATAAGACCGGCAGACGTAAGTCCGGAAGATGTAGAGATAATATTAAATTATACTCCAACAAGAGATGAAACAAACAACTTTGTTTTAACAAAATTGGATGCGTTATCTGTATTAACACCTTACTACAATAATGATACTACAGGGGTTAACTCTAATATTGAAATTTTAGGAGGGTTATACAATTTAAGACTACCTGCGGAACAATTTAATAAAATTGGTATATATACCTTATTTCTTAGACCGGCTCAAATTAGAACCACTATATTGGATTGTGGGGTGTTATCTTCATTACCTAATGTTAAAGGTTTAGTGATTGATTTAAATTCGGTTCCGTCAAACTATAGAAACAAATTTGTTAGTCAAGGTTTAGTTGGATTCAGAATTGAATATTTAAATTCAGATGGTACAAAAATACCTAATTTTTTTAGAATAATAACATCATCATTCTTTTGTGAACCTGTTGTTCAAAATTTAACAAACTCATCACAAAAAGCGATTAGATATCGTTATACTAACAACAATACTAATTTATTGTTTTGTACAGTATCACCATCTTCTGCACCAACAAATAATCCAAACGCGACTCCTTATATTGGACAGCCAAATCAAAATATTATAATTACAAATACTTTCTTTAATCCAATAAGTTTAGATATTGAAATTGCAGAACACGATATTTCGACATTAGCAATTGCTCTTTATGGTAATCAAACTAAATCAATTGATGATGGTATCTATACTCTATACGATACAAGTAATAATATTTACAAACAATACAACTTATACGAAATTAGAGACCAATTTAATAGTTTATTATATGAAGTTAGACAAGATAGAGGAAATAATATTGATTTTAGTAAAAACTTTACAAATATAACACAATAATGGCAAATCAAAATTTTACTTGTCCACCACAACCGGCAACAGGTGCGGGTACTTTTTCAGATAACTTAGTTGGATTCCAATTAGTTGCTGGAGGAGGGTTAACGCAAGGTAATTTTGAGTTTACCACCGCCTTAAACGAAAAGGTTAATAGAACTTTTACAACAGGAACATTTTCAAGTCCTGTAAATTTAGAGGGATTAGGACTTTCAAGTGTTGACCAATCAAGGGCTATTTTTGAAAATAATTTTAAAGTTTATCCTAATTTTGATTTAACTCAAGTTACTAATTTTACTACATATGGGTCAATGGTTAAAAGGATTTCAACATCGGTTGAAACTATTATTAGTAATTTTCCCGCGGCTTTAGAAATGACATTTATGTCTGAAAATTATACTACGGGTGATACAGCAACTAATATAGTTTATAATCCAATTACAATGGAAACTAGTTTTGATTTAGTTGTTGATAGAATTAGAAACCCATTTGATATTGATTTTTCAGTTAATGCAACTAGAAATCTACAGTTGAGAGAAATACAAGTTTCTGAGTTACGTAATATGACGACACAATACGCTAAGTATTCGTTATATTATAATGGTATGGGATATAATGTGGTACAGATTGTGCCGACAAATACAACATCTTCAGGTACTCTTACAATTTATGTGACGGGTAATCCATTTTCCGGAAATACAAGTACAACTGATGATATAGTTATTAGACCAAATGACCACGAAGTTAATGCGGTGTTTAGTGTTAAATTTGACGAAGTCCAACGATTTTTATTGAATAGAAATATATCGCCAATATATACAGCAACTTTCCAAGTTCCAATGGAAACGGATGACGGGGCTTATTATATTAACAATGAAAATGTTACTTGGCCTTTATATGGTAATTGGAATTTAGATATTTTAACTAATGCGTTTACAGTTTATTTGACTACATTAAACGATATTAGTGCGTCTTTTGATGGTTATCAAACAAATTTAGTGTCGAGATTTTTGACAACAGATTCGTTTAGAGAATTTGATACTACAGACCAAAAGATTCAAAAAGTATTACAAATATATGGTAGAAGTTTTGATGAAACTAAAAAATTCATAAATGCTTTGGCTTATATGAATTCTGTAAATTATAATTCAGGAAATGATATACCATCTCAATTACTAAAAAATTTAGCTCAAACATTAGGGTGGGCGACAAACATTACTCCAATATCGAATGATAGTTTTTTAGACTCTGTTTTTGGGCAAAAAAATAGTGACACTTCGTCATTTACTGGTGTCGCTCAATCTCAGACTCCGGATGAGTTGAATTATAATTATTATAATAATTTAATTCTTAATTCTGCTTACCTATTCAAATCAAAAGGTACTAGAAAATCTATTGAAACATTAATGAGAATGATTGGTGCTCCTGATGCTTTAGTTGAGTTCAATGAGTATGTTTATTTAGCTGACCAAAAAATTAATTTAAATGAGTTCAATACTCAATTTGCGAACATCTCAGGAGGTACATACTCAAAGAGTGTTCCTGTTGTAGACCCATCATATACTTTTAGAATTCAAAATATTGAATATAGTGGTTTTACAACAACATCACAATTAACAGATTCAAATGTGAGTCTTGCGGATTATCCTATAGATAACTTAGGGTATCCTAAATCACCCGTTAATACGGACTCTTATTTCTTTCAAATGGGTAGTGGTTGGTTTGAATCAACACCTAAACATAGGTCACTAGAACAAGTTGATTTAACAACTAGTGTGTTTACAGGGTCTAATCCTAACTATCAAACTAAATTAACACCATTTAGTTATGGTCAAGATTTCTTAAATGTTTATAGACAATTACCTTATACAACATTAGGGTTTAATTTAAAACCGGTAGTTGATAATAATAAAAGTTGGGTTGATACTGAAGTAGGTCTTAGGTCTAATTTTGATGGTGGACTTGACTCATTCTATAATACGGATAATGATAATTTAGTAATTAACGTTAAAAACGTTGACTTGTTTTTAAATCCGGGTCAAGGATTATTATATGATGTTTGGTATATGTCAAACCAATTTAATTACCCAATACCTAATGAAGGTTTAAATTATGTTCCACCAACTCATTGTGACCCTAATCCTGTGTCTATATACCCTAGTAAAGGTGATATTGATTGGACGGTTATTAATCCGCAACCAAAGAATAAATCATTCTTTGAGTTTGCTCAAACATTTTGGAAAAATACTATTAATGTTAGAAATAGACAATTTGCAACAGATGGTGCTACGAGTGGTTATCCAACATTACAATCAATCTATTGGAGATACTTAGAGTCTGAAAATATTGCGGGTATTGCTAACGATAACTTTACCTATGAAACTATGACACAATACGTGGATGGTATGGGGGATTATTGGATTCGTTTGGTAGAACAAATGATACCTGCAAGTACTATTTGGAATACGGGGGTTAAATTAGAAAATTCAATTTTCCACAGACAAAAATTTGTTTGGAGAAGACAACGAGGTTGTCAGTTTGTTCCGGTTCCTTGTAAACCGTGTGAATTAACAACTACAATCTATAATTATGATTGTCCTCGTCAATTAAAAGAATGTGAGGTTTATCCGTTTGGTGGTAAGGTTTCTAATTTTAATGGTGTTCTTAATTCTGTTATAAACACTTATGTGTCAAACAATCAATTGATAAATTGTGATAGTTTTAGTGTGAACTCACAATGGTATGTTAACGTTATCTTTAATGATACATTAATAATTAATGATTGGTTTTTTAGTGGTTCAGGTGTAAATTCAACAATTAGTGCACCAACTAATGAAAAATGGGTTACATCGTTAAGATACTCTTTAAATGGTTTACTCACAAGGGGGCTTGATTATTATTTTAACGAGACTTATACGACCGTAACAATATTTAACACAAACTGTGCGGATAAAGACTTAGGATGGAATATAAAAATAGATGTAGGAATAAACTTTACAATTAGTTGCTCATAATAAAATGGCTTGTGAAATAACATATAATATTAGTATAACAGGTGATTGTACTAACACTTTTTCGGGAGGGGTAACTCTTGATATATTTGGGGATGCCCCCCCATATACCATACAATGGCTTACCCCAATAAATGATGTAATACCTTTAGTTGATATATCGGGGACTTCTACGTATAATAAGATTTTTTTAAGTGCTGGAACTTATACATTCAACATAATTGATAGTTGTACACCAAATACAGTGTTACCTGTAAATTTTTTAATTTCTAGCGGTACTTGTACTTCAATTGATAGTCATACAGATACTTTATGTGGTTTGAATAACGGGTCAATAACCGCCTCTACAACATACTCTTATGGGAATGCTACATTCTCGTTATATGAAAATACGTTAGGTTTTATCGAGTCGTTATCACCTTATTCAAATGTTGCGGAATTTATATCATTAAGTGCGGGTACATATTATGTGATTGCTGATGATGGTGCTGGATGTACGGGTATGTCAGAAACTTGTATTGTAAAAACCTCAACAACAATAAATTATGATTTATTTGTAGTTAATGATGCTGGTTGTACAACAAATTCAGGTAAAATATTTATTAGTGGTTTAACAGGTAACCCACCATATACTTACTTATGGTCAAATGGTCAAATTGGTGATTCATTAACAGGATTAACCGCTGGAACATATAGTGTTACAGTCACTGATAATAGTGGTTGTGGTGTATCTAAAAGTGCTGACGTTGCGGTTGTAAATCCGGTGTCAATCGGTTCATTATTTGTAACTCAACCAAGTTGTTTTACGAGTGATGGGGAAGTTACTGTAATAGTCGTAGATGGTACTGCACCGTTTTATTATTTAGCCTCTAATGGTGAATCTATTGTTACTTTTGATAGAACAGTTATTTTCACAAGTTTATCACCGGGTGAGTTTACTGTTGAAGTAACTGATGCTGGTTTATGTAAAGCAACTTCATCGACAACATTATTAACCCCTGCAGGTATATCAAGCGTGTTTGTTAATATAACCAATTCAAAATGTAATGACTTGTCAGGGATATTAGGACCAATAACAGTATTAGGGGGGACACCACCATATACGTACACTTTAACGGATTCTAACGGTAATGTTACAACAAACATTATAAATAGTAATGTTTGGAGATTTGAAAATTTATCATCAGGGATTTATACTTTAAGTGTGACAGATTTAGG